GTCAGAGATGTTGACCCGTTCAGGCCTGACGTGAAACTGTTGCGCAGGAAGCTCTTGTCAACAGGCATCCGCCCGCCCTTGGCTTTCGGTGTCTGCGCAATTTTGGAAACCTCCTCGATAGACTTTTTGACCACCCACATTTGGTTCATTTTGGCTTTAGCAGTCCATTTCGCCATGTCTGCGGCGCGGTAAACGGTCATACCGCTAAACTCAAGAAATCCACGGATATTTGCTCATAGCAGCGGCATGCCACCACCTGCTTTGCAGGCGCGCCCAAACTGGTATCGCCCGGCCCCATGAGCCGCGAACCGTCTGGCGCGATGAACGGCACACCCCACGAAACTTTCTGACCTTCCATTGCAAGATGGTCGTCGCGCGTTCTTCCGTCTGGACCCGTACTGTCCCACGTGCGGGTTACGGCGGCGGCTGGCACTTGCCCGCTGTCGATTACTTGCTGCATACCCTCACGCCTTCCGGCCCCCATTGCCTTAACCGTCTCGGTTCTCGCGATCGTTTCTCCGCGAAGCTGCAACAGCCGATCAGAATAGCGCCCGGTGATCCGTGCAATGTCGGCCTGTGCCAGCGGCTTGTTGTCGAGGATGGCCCGCTTGACAGTGCCGTCGAACCGCTTGTCGCGCCGCTTGCGGGTGAAATAGTTGGCATCCAGATCGTTCAGTTCAGCCCGTGCCGCGTTGACTGCCCGCGCCTGCCCGCTGTGGAGCCCGACCAGACCGCCTTGTCGTGCGCCACTTGGTCCGGGTCGCCCTATCAGGTCCAAGGCCGTTGTGCGCGCGCCCTGCCCACGCTCCAGACCATACCGAACCGCCTCAACGATTACCGTTTGCTGGTCCTCCAGAATCTCAACGATCAGATTGCCCGCTGCTTCCGTCAGCCACGCCTCGGCCCTCGGGTTCCGCCCCTGAAACCTCACTATCAGCGGCCCGCCCCCGCTTGTGGGTAGGGCCTTTTTTGGCAAGGATGCCAACTGGTATGTCGCCCCCTGCACAAAAGCGTTGCGGATTGCATCGTCCAGAGGTGCAAAGAACTCCCGTCCAAGGCGTAGCGAATTGATGACCGCCTGAATGTCGCCCCGTTCTATCGCGGCCTCGATCACTGCGAACTGTGCCGTGGATCTAACGTCAGCGATGGCTTGCAGGAACGCCTTGCGGATACCCGGCTCCATCGCCTTGACGGCCTGTGCGAAGGCTCTGCGGGTGTCGCGTGCCAAAGTCTAACCCCTCACGTTCAGCACATAGAGAACAGCAGCCCCGCCCGGCGCAACCTGCGTCAGCGGGGGAACGATCTTCTTTGTGCCAGACAACGCTACGCCGTTCCAGAATAAATCGCCGACCTGCGGGGTGATTGCCAGATCAGGAACGCCAACCAATATCCGCTGATCGTCCGACTGAATGAACGTGCCGTCGATCAGCCGTGCATCCCACTGGCTGTAGACCACGGTGCAGGGGTGATACGTCGGGACTCCCGGCTGCGGGTTGTGCGCTGGCCCGGTCGGCTCTCCTGCACGGATGATAAAGCCCGTCGCTGGTCTGCCATTGCCGGTTTCCGCGCCCGCCTCTTGCAGGCCCGCCAGAACGTCAGCGGCGATATCGACGGCGCTCATACGACAAAAACTGCAGGCATACCCCAACGGGTCAGCGGAACCAGCAGCGCATCGATGGCGGGGGAAGTCGGCAGCATTGCGTCGGCCCCCTTCATCCCACCATCAACAGGCGTCCACTGGATGGCGTCGACCTTGGTCAATACCTTGACTTGCGAACCGGTGAACGTCTTTGCCCAGAAGCCGGGTGTCGTGATTTCGTATCCAGCAGCGATATAGGTCGCCTCGACAATCGCCGGGTCAGTCGTGTCTGGGTTGCCCATGCGCAGAACGTAACGGGTGCGGATATAATCACTTGCCCGCTGCAATGCCTGTGCTGACGCCGCGTCATCGACAACAGTCACCCCGCGCAAACCCGCGTAGATGATCCAGTCAGTGACGGTGCCGTAGATAGGCATCAGGAATCACGTTTTTTCTTGGCAGGGCTGGATGTGTTCTTCACTGCCACAGCACCGCTTTCGACAAGCAAACCATCCACGAGCCATGCCTTAACAATCGGATTGGCTTTGTGCGCCGTCAGAACTTCGTTGTCGATCTCCAGTTCCCCAAGGGCTGGAACAATGGTTTCTGGATCAAGGCCAAGATCGCCTTCGGTCGTGTTCGTCAGTTTCATCGGGTCATTCCTCGCAAAAAGCGCTCATCAAAGGGGCCAGTTGCCCAGCCCCTCGCTGAAATCTTTTACAGTCCATCGCCGTAGCTGATCGCCTTCGGCAGGCGAACATCCAGACCACCCAGGCGGAACACGCCGGGGATGGTGAACTGCAAGCCCTCGATCTGCACGGGCAGGAACCGGTGCGGCATGGGGATGTGAAGTTTCAGCACCTCGGGCGAACGGCGGTAGGCCACCATCCGTGCTGTGGAGCCAGAACCCTTCGTCAGCAGCCCGCGCTTGCCACGGATCAACAGAGGCTGACCGGTCTGCGCCGTATAGACGTTGGCCTTCTGGATGAACTCCAGAACGGTCATGCCGGTGTCTGTCAGGCGGGTCGACGCGATTGTGTTGAACCGCTCAGTCGGCAGGATCAGGGTGTCTGCCAGCTCGGTTTCTTTCGTGGTCGTGCTGATGCCGGTCAACAGGGCGTTGACGTCCCGGATGATCTGATCCGGCGTCTTGGTGGCCCATGTGGTCGACGTACCGGTGCCGTCAGCGGTAACCGAAGCGGCAGGAACCCCGGTATAGCTGTAAAGGCCCTCAAAGCCCTTGGTGGTGTCGCCGTTCAGGGCAACGCCGTAGACCATCTGCTCGTAAGCGCGACGGGCCAGACCGGCCTTTGTGCTGTCGAGAGGGACGCCAAGCAGGCGAGCCTGGTTGATCTCCTCATAGCCATAGCTGTAGCCGATGCCCGCAGTGTGGACCGCAGTCTCGTTCTGCTGCATGTTGGCACCGACGACGGGGATATCTTTGCCGTTGCCGTTGATCCAGCCAGCAGCGCCCGCCCCATCCATCGAATAATAGGTGACGGACTTGGACCATTCGCCCGCCGACGTGTCCACCGGCACCAGTTCGGCATAGTTCAGTTCGGGATAGCGGGTCGCGTAAACGCCCGCCTCGATGTGCGAGGTCTGCTTTTGGGCGAACCCCAGCGATGCTTGAAACGCATCGTTGAATTGCGTGTGCATGGTCATCTGTTCAGGCCCCCTTAGCCCAGACGGATCGCGACCAGTGCATCGGCAGCGCCGCTGGTCTCGAAGATTGCGCCGGGAATGGCGAGGTTGTCAGTGGACGTGTCGGTGAACTTGCCGGAACCACCCGTGACACGCATGTAGACCGGCGCACCAGCGACCACGGTATCGAATGCCGTGACCCAGATAACTCCCTTGGTCATGACCAGAGCACTTTCGCCCACTGCAAACGCATCGGCAGTCGCGGACTGGTCGCGAACGGTGATGCCGCGCACAACGTCGGCCGCAGCGGAAGCGGCGATGACCTGCTTGTCGGCAGTTCCCTGCTTCACAACCTTGCCGAAGCCGATGGCGGCGGTCTGAACCTCACGGCTGATCAGCACGTTCGGCTCGGTGTTCGCAATCATGCCGTTGAACGCAACGGGCATGGTGTCGAGGTAGGTAGATTGCACAGCCATGATCAGGCCCCTTTCACAGGTTCGGCGTTTCGGTAAGCCGACTGCATGTGCGCGATGTTCGCGGCATAGGCAGTGTCAGCGATATTCGTGCCGGTGGCGGGTACGGTGCCGCCCTTCATGCCATCCGCGAACGGATCGGCTTTGGCGGCGTCTTCGGCCATGATATCAAACCGGGCGTCGATATAGGCTGCGGACTTGTCCGCCATGGTGTCGCCGAGTTTGGCAACAACGACGGCCTTGCGGATCGCGGCATCGGCCAAGCCTTCGGTCTTCACGTCAGAGACGATGGACTTGGCCACCCCGATAAGGTCGGCACGGTCCTGAACGCGCTTGTCCAGATCCGCGTCAGACAGCACCTTGGCCTTTTCGGCGTCCAGTGTGGCTTCGGCCTTGGCCAGTTTTTCGTCCAGCACGGCAACCGCAGCAGCGTGAGCCGTCTCCATGTCGGTGATGCGCTTGGCCATCCCGACCTTGAACGCTTCGATCTTTGGTGCATCGGCAACCGCGACTTGCGCGGCCTGATCGCCCAGCACCACAGTTTGCAGAGTGTCGGCCATAGGGCTTCCTTTCGTGTCTGCTGTGGGGGTCAGGGGTATAGCACCCCAGTTGGCCGCACCGTCACCGATGCGGAGTTGTTCGCCACCGCGCGCTTTTGGCACGATAGCAAGATGGTTGATTCGGATCGGGCCGGTCTGGATCGCCTGATATGGCGTGCCATCCGGGGCCGTGCCGTCCTGCATTTGGATTGGGGTTGTATACCCCATGGAAACCTCGCGCGTGCCGTCCTGAACGGAGGCAATGGCGCTGGCGTCCATCAATCGGAAAGGCACCTTGACGAACTCGCCGTCTCTGGCGATCTCATCTCCAATATCGCCGACAGCATGATCCCGCCAGTTGGCAGACGTGACTTGCTCCGATGGGTGGCCGAGAGTGACCGGTTTTCCCGCGAACGTCGCCAAGCTATCCTTATGGAAAACGGCAGTTTCGGGCCGGTAGACCGTGACAGTGCCGCCGTCGACCAAGCCTAACTCGCTGGAGCGATAAGTTTGGCACCCTGTGCGCGCGCAACGGACCTCGCCGACCATATAGCCGTCGGAAGTCGGGCGCATCCCGGTGATCGGAGCGCTGTCAGTGAACTTTATTTCGGTCATGTTTCCTTGATCCCCTCAGCCCAACCATCATCGACCTCAGCAAAGATTTCCGCGCCAAGGATGATTGGCCCTTGATATGGCTCGATATCCGCCAACTTCGGCGCGTCCGGGTCATATGAAATGGTGATGTGAGGCTGATATTCTGGATGATCCCAAGTCGCCCCGGCTTCCTTGATGCGCTCGTGACGCCATCGCAGTTCGTCACTCGAAAACAGCAGGACCCGTGCTTCGCCGAATTGCTCCATTAGTCGCGGCCCACCAGTGCCAACCTCAACTCTTGGTTGCCAGCTTTCCCCGATATCCATCCAGTCGACCGGCGCCCGCGAGAATGCGATGGTTACGTGCATGTCCGATGCCGCCAGGGTCGTCTTGAACCCTTGGTCCTTGGCCCAGCGGATGATTTCAGCACCATTCAGCACCCTGCGCTGCACATAGAGAGTTCGTGGGGCTGCGTCGGTCACCATTTCGCCTGTGCCGAGAGTCAGATCATCACCGCCCTCAACCGGGAAGTCGTCCGCGTATCCCTCAAGGCCCGGAAATGCGCCGGATTCAGTCAGCGCGTTCACCAGAGCGGAACCGCCAGCCTCCTCACTCACTGCACCCATGTCGATTGCCGCCTGGATCGTCTCAGCGCTGATCTTGCCGACCTCAGCCCGCTCTTTCGCGGTAGGCTGCCACAGTGGGCGCCACGTGTAGTGCAGATCCGCTGGTCGACTCCCGAGGGCTGACCGGATCAGGCATTCATCCAGCACAGAAAGCGACGGCTGCATGTGCAGGGTTTGCTGTACCTTGATGCCGTCATAGTAATTGCGAATGTCGCTCTCACCGGTCGCGTTCATGCCCCCGGGTGACTGCATGAAGAAAAGAGTCATCGGAATGCCGACAGCCGCGCTTGAAAGCTGCATAAAGCGGTCCATCACGTCCGGCAAACCGCCGAAGCTTGCGGATTTCTGTTCGTACTCTTCCAACTTGTCCAGCAAGAGCATTCCATTGATGCCCTTGGCCGTGGCCGCAAGGGTCAGGCGGCGCAGAACCTCGGCTTCATATGCTTGCCCGCGCGATTGCAGGTTGGCCATCAGGTCCGTCACCTTCACCACGTCGACCTTCGCCTCGTACAGCAGCGAATTGACGTTTGCGGCGGCTTCCTCCACCCGGCGGAGTGCGTCAAGCATACCGGGCAGCACAGAGCCACCCCATCCATCTTGCACGTCATATCCCGCGTTGTCGGCAAGAGGAGCAACGCCATGCGAGATGACCAGCCGTGATGGGTGGATCACCATAGGACCGGCGTGACGGGTGTTGACAGTCCACAGCCTCGGCTTGCCGTATCCCGCCAGCGTCACATCGTCTTCGGTATCGCTTGCCGTGATGGATTGCCGCGAAAGGATCGTGAGATACTTCACCCCGCCTTGCTTGATCTGTTCCGGGATAAGTGGCTTTGTCAGGTCCTTGTCGCCGGTCCCGATAACAAGTGCCGCGCCACCCATGAGGCGGGCGAGGCGGCGAGCCTCAAACATCTTGCCTCGAACGTCCAGCCGCTGCTCCTCAGCCTCAATCTTGCTGATATCGGAACTCTTGGCTTGCCACTCGCGCCACTCCCGGCAGGAGTCTTCGGCGGGCAGGTCAATAGCGCGGGCGATCATCCGTGACGCCTTGTAAGCGGCGAGGAACTGTGCCGGATCATCGACGGGCATAGTGTATTGAGCCTGCCAACCCTTATCCCGGCTGGTGCCCATGCCAGAGACGAGGTTGGTCAGCCCGTCTGTGGTCAGGCGGTAATGCGGCTTTGTCATCAGATGGCGCCCGTATAGGTCAGGGTGCTGCCATTCAGCATTTCTGAGATTGCATCCATCATCGGGTCCACCTGATCATCATGTCCAGTTCCGAGTCCGTCGAATATCTGCAACTCATGCCGCAGCGATTCCGTCCAAGGCCGATCCTTTGGCAGCCAGACCATCCCGTTCGCGATGAACGGGGCAGCGTCTAGACCGCGTGTGTATTTGTCGCGATTTCTGGGAATGCCCTGAACCGGTATTAATTTCCGCTTGAGTGACTGGATCAGGCCAGTTCCAGATGCCTTGTCCTCGACGCCGAGTGTTCTCGGGTGGTATCCATCTGACCTGCACTTTCCCCAAAACGCGACGGCGTTGGCCTCCAGTTCAGGGGCTTCCCACTTGCCGCGAAGTTGATCGATCAGGTAAACGCCCCGATCCGCCTTGCCCCAATGCTGCAACACAGAAAAGTCATTCCGTTCGCCGGTCTTCTGCGCGGTGTCGGCATAGACGCACGTCCACTGAAATTCTGGCAGTTCCGACCACCATTGGAACCCGTCCATATCGAACAGCGCGCCCTCGATCGACACCGGGCGCTGCATGTACTGACTGGCAAATGTGTAAGCGTCCGCCTTGAGGACTTCGATTTCTGCCGCCGAATGCTTTTCGGGCCAAAGCGGTCCGTCCGGCAGGTCGTGCGGCACTGGGCGCCCGTGCGTCCATTCCTTCGGGTACTCGCTTGCCCTGTCGATAACAACCGGCAGGTCGAGGTGATCCCATATTTCCCCTGTGCCGCCTGTCAGAAGGTGGCCAGCGAAGTCATCGCCGTGAAGCCGCTGCATGATGACAATGATCGGCACCCCATCGTGAGCAAGGCGTGATCGGAATGTGTTGGTAGCCCGCTGGTTAACCGTCTTGCGCTTCGTCGGACTGAATGCGTCGTCAGGCTTTAGCGGGTCATCCACGATCAGCGCGCCAGTGAAGCGCGTCTTGTCCATGTACCCCGCCCGAAAGCCGGTGATCGGACCGCCCGCCGCCTTGGCGAGCATCCCGCCGCCTGCTGTTGTCTTCCATCGGTCCTTCGCACTGGTGCTGGCGTCGATACCGACAGACCACATCGCCTGAAACTCTTCGGACTGGATCAGACCCTTGATCTTGTCGCTGTTCTCTCGGGCCAGATCGTCGGAGAACGTGGCGTGGATGAAACGTGCCGCTGGATTGGCCGCGAAGCCCTTTGCCGTGAAGTTGACCACGGCCAGTTCAGTTTTCGTGTACCCCGGCGGCAGGGTGATGATCAGTCGGGATATTTCCCCACTCAGAACCCGGTCCAGCGCCTTGCCAATAATCACGTGATGCGGACCTTCGATCAGGTCCATTCCTTCACGGGCAGGGAAAAAGTACCGCGCGAAGCCGAG